TCGGCGGGCGGCTCGCATATTGATATAGTTTTAGGGGGTTAAATTCCGATGAACATTAGTCACGTCGCTCATGTCAGCAGTAATGCGAATAATGGCACGAATGCAGGCACGTTCTACTTGAATGCTAATAATGATTCATCGAATGCGAATCGTAATATCGGCAGGCAGCACGCTGTGTGTAGTAACTGGAATTTAACCCCTGCTCGAAAGGGCGAATATGTCTATCCAATACAGGCTGGTAGCGGTTGCGAACGTCTGGGAGATCATCAGCGATGAAAAGGCATGGCAACCTATTTGAGCGCATTACCGACATTGAAAACATCAAGGTCGCACATAAAAATGCCCGCAAGGGCAAGGCTTTTTATACCGAGGTCAAGATGGTTGACTCGGACATAGAGCATTATTGTCGTGAGATACAGAAGTCGCTAGTCAATCAGACATTCACCACAAGCCCGTATGAGATTGAAGATAGGTTCGATGGGCGCAAGATGCGAACGATCTACAAGCTACCGTATTACCCTGATCGAATAGTGCAACACGCATTGCTCAATGTCACAGGCAATATTTTGACCGATAGCCTGATTCGTGACACCTTCCAGTCGATTGCAGGCAGGGGTACGCATGACGCAATGAAACGAGTCAAGAAACTGGTGCGTTCACCTAACTGCCCACGCTATGCGCTAAAGATTGATGTTGAGAAGTATTACCCGTCAGTCAATAACGGACTGATGAAACAGATGTTGCGGCGCAAGATCAAGTGTGAAAAGACGTTGTGGTTGTTTGACAACATTATTGACAGTATGCCGGGATTGCCGATTGGCAATTACACAAGCCAAATATTGGGCAATGTGTATCTAAGCCAATTTGATTGGCAAGTTAAGCAAGAACTAAAGCCGCAAGGCTATTTCCGCTACTGTGATGATATTGTGTTCTTTAACGACTCCAAAGCCAAGCTGCTTGCATACAAGGTGCGAGCGAGCAAGTGGTTAGCTGAGTTAGGTTTGTCAATCAAAAAATCATGGAACATCTATGACGTTTATCGACACGGCGTGGACTTTGTGGGCTTTGTGTTTACCCCATTGAATACCAGATTGCGGCGAAACATCGCAACCAAGTTTAAGGCTACCTGCAAAAAACTAAGCGTTCAGGTATTAGACCCACAGCGTGACCTTAGCCGTATCATGTCTTACAAAGGTTGGGTAAAATCATGCAACGGTAAAGTTTTGTGGCGTACACACACTAACAAGCTGAGATCAGCATTCCCCAAACAATTACGAGGTGCAATATGAAAGTCTATTCAGGTACACAACCAGAGGTCTACGCTGTCTCAGGGCAAGAACTACGAATCCATTGGAACATTAAGGAAGTCCCCGCGCCAAGCATGGACGATGAAACAGAAACCCAATGGGAAGCTAACGAGGCACTATGCCACGTTAACGATACGCGAGATGTGCTAATTGAAAAGATCATCGGCTCAGTGCATACCGCAGGTGCTGAGATTGCGCTAATCAACAACAAGGATATAGACCCCGATGCTTATGCTGAATATCAGGCGTTTCGTGCTGAGGCTAAGGCATTGGCAGATGGATGGGTTAACCGTTAAAATCAGCAAAACTTAGTACGGAGCGACAGCCATGCAAGAGGAAGTTAGCCACAAGCAAATCTATGACCGCCTGGTGGCTGTCGAGTCCAAGGTAGATAAGATTGACGAACATACAACTGAAGTTGTAGCGGCGTTCCAAAGTGCCAAAGGTGCGTTTATTGCGCTCGATTGGCTGTCACGATTCGCAGGTAAGATCATCAAGATCGGCGCATTTATCACCGCCATAGGTGTAGCCACCACAGTGGTTTGGGAAAGGTGGACGAAGTGAGGTAGCAAATGGGTAAAAACCAGCACGGCGACTTTTTCTCAGACGAAGAATTTATAAAACTTTGGAATAAGTACAAGTCCGCGACCAAAATGGCGAAAGAGATAGGGCGCGGCGTTAGAACCATCAATTCACGGCGACGTAAGATTGAAAACAAATACCGTATTCGCTTAGAGGCTAATAGCGCACAAGCTAGAGAATATTATGTGCGAGATCACATGAGCCGAATGGATGTTGATCTTGAAAATGCCATTATCTTTGTCGCATCTGACGCGCACTATTGGCCAGGTGAGTCTAGTGAAGCGCACAAGGCTTTTGTGCATCTAATCAAGAAAATGAAGCCAGACATTATCGTGATGAACGGCGATGCTTTTGATGGTGCTACGATCTCACGGTTTGGCAAGATCGGGTTTGCGACACATGACATACCAAGCGTTAAAGAAGAATTAGATGCTGTATCTGACCGACTAGGCGAGATTGAAAAGGTTGCAGGCAATGCCAAGTTGATATTCACGCTAGGCAACCACGATATGCGTTTTGAAAGCAAACTAGCTAATGTTGCGCCAGAGTTTGAGGGTGTGCGTGGGTTTTCTCTCAAAGAGCATTTCCCTGCTTGGCAATTTTGTATTTCAATGTTCGTCAACAAAAACCTGATGATTAAGCATCGGTATAGAAACGGCATTCACGGGGTTTACAACAATACTTTGCACGGCGGCGTGTCGATGGTAACGGGGCATTTGCATCGGTTGCAAGCGATCATTATGTCCGATTACAACGGCACTCGATGGGGCGTGGACACAGGTACGCTATCGGACACTGAGGGCGATCATATGTCCTATGGTGAGGATAACCCTAAGAATCATTGTTCAGGCTTTGCGGTTTTAACCATTGTCAATGGTCGATTGATACAGCCTGAATTCTGCGCGGTGTTGGATGGTATTCCATACTTTAGAGGTAAAGTCGTATGAAACTAGTCGATGATTCTCGCAACTGGTCTAAATGGTGGTCAGTACGTCTAAGCATCGCAGGCGGTGCGTTACTAACCCTAGCTGAAGGATTCCCCCATGCGCTTCAATCTGTTATCTCTGTTCTCCCGGCTGAAGTCACCTCAACCGTCCCAGACTCCATCTTCAAAGTCATTGGAGTCTGCTGCGTCCTTGCCAGCCCGGTTGCAAGAGTCGTTAAACAACAGCTTTCTGAGTCTGGCGACAGACCAGATTAAGGCTGATGAAGGTTGTGTATTACACGCTTATAAAGACCATCTAGGCTACACCACGGTTGGCTACGGCAGGTTGCTAGACAAACGTCGTGGTGGCGGCATTAGTCAATCTGAGGCTAATATGCTTTTAGAGAATGACATTGATAACAAACTGTCGGTACTTAGAGATAAGTACCCACACTTTGACAAGCTAGATGACGCTCGCAAGGGTGTGCTGCTGAACATGGCTTTTCAAATGGGTGTAGGTGGCTTAATGGGTTTCCGTAACACGCTCGCCAAGATTGAGGCAGGTGACTACGAGGGTGCGGCATCCAATATGCTGAAGTCTAAATGGGCAAAGCAAACACCAAACCGAGCCAGGCGTATGGCTGAACAGATGAGGACAGGGCAATGGCAATTTGGCTAAAGTTCAAAGGCTACATCATTGCCTTTGTTGGCGCTGTATTAGGCGCTCTGAGCATTTATTTTGTCGGACGTAGCCAAGGGTATTCCGATGCTGAACAGGACGTGAGAGAGGCTGATAATGCGACAGCACGAAAGATCGAGGACATTGCAGACAGGGTTCGCCGTGCTGATGGTAATAACCTTACCGCTATTGAACGGCTGCGCAAGCACAAGCGGCTCAGAGACTTCACGGACGATTTGTAGGGAGCTAGAAAGGGACTTGCCTAACTACTCCGTGAAAGACACTGAGCAAACGCTAGAGTCTGGGGCTAGATTTATTGAGGTGTTCTATGCGGTTTGTGGAGATCAACTGATGAGGTGATGCTATGTGGCTGGTGATTATCTTTGCTTGTATGACCAATGGTGCTTGCGGGTTTATAGATTCACCGCCAGTGTATTTAGAATCTGAGTGTTTAGAAATGCTACAGCAGGCTGATATGGCTTTGCAACTAGACCCTGAGATTGCTATGTATGACAGTAAATGTCTCAAAGTCAAAGTGATTGAGGTGACGGGTTCCTGATATAGCACAGGTTGTTTACTGCCAGTGACCCACGCCATGCCCATGGATGGGTCAACAACACACAACACTACTAGGTCGCTAACACCTAGCACCCGTCATAGGTAGTGTATCAAGTATTTTTGGTTTTGAGTTTGGCATCTACAGCAAACGCATCTTTATCACTCAATGAGTGCGCTCCTTTTAGACGTAACTCTGCAACATCCTCCATAGTCAGTCCTTGCCATTCACGCTTGGGTGGTGCGGGGTAGAGTGGTGATACTTTGACCCAATAAGGGTTGTTTTTTTCTGACCATTCAGCATCTTCACCTCTCAACAATTTGTACAAGTTGCCGTCAGTCTGTTTGAATAGCCAACCAAACGGTTCAGGCTCCACAACATCCGTAGTGGAGTTTGGCGACCCCTCATCACCCCGCAACTCATCGACCCACTTAGTCGCGTTCTCAACGTCCGCCCATGCGCCACGGTCGATGACGTTTTCTAGGGGTATGTGTTTGCCGTTCTTCATAAAGCCCTGCCCATACATAAGCACGTCTCTGTCAACTTTGTCTTTTTCGCTTGGCTCTGCTAGTGCTTGGCGTAGTGCGTTCATTGCGGCTAACACTTCCTGCCTGTCAGCGGGTATCGGTGTTGTGGCAACTTCTAACGCCTCCAACGCCATCTCAGCGGCTTGTCTTAGTTTGTCAGTCATCGTCTAACCCCATATCTTTAAGATGCTCCAGTACCTCCTCCACAGCGGCGTTATAGCCTGCGATTCGTTCTTTTGACGCAATACCGACCTCGCCATAATCTTGCAGGTTTCGCATCTGGTGTAGGCGGGTGCGTAACTCAGAAACGTAAGCAAACTCTACTGGCTTATGGGGAGCCAATGGAACATTTTTAATGTCGCCATGAATCTGTATTTGATGCTCAGTCGGCTTGTCGCAAAGATGGTCTAGCTCTTCTGCTAGTGCTTTGTCTAAATCAGCCAGCGCATCTTTAGCGTTTTCTACATCACCATCGGTCAAACCCTTCTCGTGGTAGGTGGTAAAAACGTGCAAAATTATTCGTGCCATTTTTGCGGCTTGTCTTAAGCTATTCATTCTTCAATCTCCAAAGGGAATGCACGGTTTTCGATGCGTAACTTAGGAAAGCTGTCAGCAGTTGTTTCCGTGTAATGCCATCGTGCAATGCCATCCTCATATAAATTCACCCAAACCGTGCGCTTTCGCGGGGTCATAAACAAGTCGCAATGCTTTCCACTTCCAAAATCTGTCAACTTACCTTCCTCATGGTAAAGATAAACTGATCCTCCTATCTGAATAACTAAACGACTGTCTTTATGGGCATCTGGAACGTGCGCGATAAACTTCGCTGGTCGCCCGTCACTGGTCTGGATTGGCTCGCCACGTTTGGCGGCTTCTAAATCAAATGGTTTCATCTCATTCTCCTCTTGCTCTAATAGCTGCCGCACATACAGTCGCACCCATTGACCTTCCTTCTTGGTAAGGCTCTATGGCATTGGTCAAAATGACAGATGCTTGTATATCGCACACTAAGGCACAAGCCTCACGCTCAATCCTCACGCCTTCCTTAAACCATTCGCCTATTGCAGACAGCCGGGCGCGGGACTCAACGGCTCTGGCGAATTTAATCAAGTCACCTACATCACCACTCATAGCATCGTATTCGACTGCTAAATGTGCGATTTCATCTTCAGTCATCTTGCGCCTCGCAGTCTTTGTGTATCTCAATAAACTCATCCAATATCGCAGTAAATATGGACGACGGGCATGGCAAGTTGATGGTGTACTCCATACCGCAGTGTTTGCATTTCACCGTGTTTGGTTTCGTAACTAGCACAATGTGATCGGTATTCATAACGTCTCCAATAGCGCCATCAAAGCGGCTGTCCAAGCCATAACCATCAAAATCAAAACGTATACGATTGGCGGCATTAGATTATGTCCCTCAACTCTTGTGGGATTCCTTCTCTCGCTTTAGTTCGGCGAAGTTCAAACTCAGCAACTTGGCTTCTGTGAGCATCATCAAGGATAGATCGTGTGCCATTTGCCAGTCCTGCTTGAAGGTTGCTTGGCGCATCTGTTTGCGTAGCTTGTCCATCTGAATTAAGTGTTCTGCGTAGTCGATCATGTTCTTCCTTTGCGGCTAGTTCCAAAATCATTGCGGCTCGTTCGTAGTGGTAAGTGGCTTCCTCAATGTGCAGCAGTGCTAGGTTGATGAGTTTCATATGCCCGTCCTGTTAGGTTGAAGGGGTCGTGCGACGGTAGATTATTGGCACGGTAATATATGTGCCTACCTCTGCTTGTTATCTCCTCATGCTTGTATATTTTCCCTTTGTAAGTCATGATGCCAAGCACCCTGTTTAGGTAAGTCCGGTTCAGCTTTAACCTGTCGCAAAGCATCGGAGAAGTATCAATACCTTCCTTGATTAACTCACAAATAGTGGCGTGTAAATCCTCTGGATTAACTCTGCGAGGCTTTTTCATAGCATCACCGCAAACAGAATGGCGATTGCGCCTAAGAGGGTGGCGATAACATCGCCTAGGGGCGGTGCATTGCGGCGGTTGGTAGACCATTCGCCGGTGGCACGGGACTGGCGGTGAAACCTTCCCGTCCAATTTTGGTGGCTGTAGTCGGCATTGCTGCCCCAGTTGTCGTTTCTCATTTCATTCTCCTTTGAATCTCACGCTCGATATACCACTTAGCCTTTTGTAAATCCTCAATGCCGTTTTTAAGATCAGCTCGCCAAATATATTTGGTGGCATTGCCCAAGCAGAAGTTCATGTGTTCCGTGATCTGAATGCACTCTACGCCACTGGGGTGATCGGTATAGTGCTTGGGATGGTTCACGTTATCCATCAACGCTTCTCCGGTACGTTGGAGGTCATGCCGATCATGCGTGGGTGGCTTGCCGCACGTCTGGCAGCTTCCTGCATGGCGCGGTCAAATGTGTATTGCCTATTGGTTTCGTACTTGTTTTGTTGGACGGTTTTTTTGCGCTTCATGGTTGCTCCTAAAACGGTATTGATTCATCAAAATTGTATCGGTCAAGCCATGCAACAATCATTGCTCGCTCTTGTGGTGTTTTGAACGGATAGTGCCAGCGTTCAAGGGTTAAGCCGGATGGGTGCATTTCGTTCTCCTTATCAATGTGCCTCTAAGTTAACACCCACTATTAACACTTGTCAACACTTTTTGTTTAGCATCTTCAAACCCATGACCAACGATCACCTGGTCGCCGATGCTTTCCAAATAGGCAATCCAATCTTTCTGGTGCGCCGACAACACGCCACCTTTGGCGCGTTTCATCTCTACCCATATCTTCCAAGCAGGGATGTAAAGATCAGGCACACCTGCAACCGTGCCTGTTGCCTTTAGCTTGGCGGCTACCGCCGGGTGTCTTGCGCCCCCATTGGGGATGGCGAATATCCTGACCGCCGGATACTGCCTCCTGAACCATTGCACGAATAGCATCTGTTCTTGATCTTCACTTACCATTGTCTCTCCAACACCTCGTTAAACTTCCCTTTCTTCACATACTTAATCATCGTAGGCGGCGTAGCCTCGGTCAGATTAAGTGCCATATCTTCTAGCGTCTCGACGTTCAAGCCTCCTTCCTTAACCTGCGCTTGGCTCGCCACGTTCGCTAACTTCTGCAAAGCCTTCTGCCCGGCGTAACCGTCATGCGTAATGGCGAAATACTCTGTCACTGGGTTGTCGCTCAGCCCACCATAGTAGGCAACAGCCAACATATCCTTGCCGCTAGTCTTGCTTGTGTGCTTGCGCCACGCCCATCCTTGCACCATCATCTCTCGCTTATTGATGCCCATAATGTCGTCGTCACGCAGCTCTAACGGCTTTGGCTCAGGGGGCGGGAAGTTGTGACCACAAGCCGGGCATACTTGTACGCTTGCGTGGCATATCTCATGGCACTCAGGGCATACCCGCACCGGAGCCTCGCCATTGCCTTCACCGCTTCGCTTTGGTGGCTCCACGGCTGTGAT